ATAGAGTTAACGGGGGATTCTTATGGCTGATGATAAAAAAACAAACTTACCTGCTGTAATTAAGAACTTACCTTCCACTGAAGTAAGTAGAAGGGATTTTCTACGAGGTCTTACAGGTACAGTTATACAAGGAGCACTACCTATAGGTGGATTAACTGATCTTATTACGGGAAAAGGTGAAATTGTTAAGACAGTGGCTACTCCTATAAATCAAGCTATAAGAAAATTATTAGCACTTGGAGGAGCAAAAGCTACAATATATAAAGACTTTTTTTTAGATAGTGTTTCTGATGATGGAATTATAAATGAGATAACTAACCAACCTCATAAGAGGAACAATGAAGATATAGTAAGTCAGGGTATGGGTGATTATACTGAGGAGATAAATGATTCTTTACTAAAAGTAGATGAAGATATTACAGAAGTTGTTAAAGATTTAGAACAAGAATTAATTAATAAAGGCTATGACTATGGTGATATATCTTTTATAATAGACGAACTAAAGAGACAAACTAATAGTTCACGTCTGATTAAGTGGGATGCAATGTTTGATGATTTTTATCTTAATCCAAAGAGATTAGATGTTTTTGAAAAAGTAAAAGAACTTCAAAGAGAGGTAGATGAAGCTGAAGAATTTGGTTGGTATAATCCTGAAGGTTCAGGAGAAGGTACTATATATGATAAGTTAGAGATATTAAATCAAGATCAGCCTCCTTATACTGATGATATGCTTGTTGATGAGATAGCAGTAATGAGAACCGATGCATTAGAAAAAGGAATTAAAGAAGCTATTAAAAAAGGACAAGAAACTGCTGAGTCTTATCGTGATCCTGAACTTGAAAAAAGATTAAGAAAAACACTAAAAGACTTTAAGGATAAGAAAAGATTGTCTGCACCAGAACTTGATCCAGATATAATTGAAGGTAGTCTAGAAGAGATAACTAAAAGTGATACTTTTAAAACATTACGTAGAGCTTTAGAAAAATTAACAGTACCCAGACAACTAAAGAAAGCAGAAGCACCCAAGCAAATAGAAGGACCAAAACAAGTAGAAGAACCAAGTAAATCTCCAGTACAAATAGCAAATATTGCCAGTGCATTGAGGAGATTAAAAAGAGCTACACCTTTAGGTGCAGCTTTATATACGATGAAGCCAACAGAACTTGCAAGAGATGACGATTATGGTTTTGAAGTACCAGTAGATAGATAAAGACGGGAAAATAAATATGGCAACAGAACGAAATCCATTTGAACAGATACCAGAACAAGGTACAAATGTTGTACCAATGACTCCTGTACCAGTTGAAGAGGAACAGGAAGCTACATTTGAACTGGAACCTGATGGTGGTGTAACAGTTGATTTTACCAATACAGTAGTAATGGAAGCAGAAGCTCCTGTAAAAGAATGGTATGCTAATCTAGCTGAAACACTGGATGAAGGAACATTAGGTGAAATTTCTTCAACTGTGTATGATAATTATATGGCAGATAAAAGCTCCCGACAGGAATGGGAGTCCATGTTTGAACGTGGATTTGATTTACTTGGTCTAAAGATACAGGAATCATCCGAACCATTTGAAGGTGCATGTAATGCAGTACATCCCCTACTGGTAGAATCAGCCGTTAAATTCCAGAGTAAAGCATCACAAGAACTCTTTCCATCAGCAGGACCAGTAAAGACACAGATACTTGGGAAGTCTAATGCAGATCGGGAAAGACAAGCTAATCGTGTCAAGAACTTTATGAACTATCAGCTTACGGAACAGATGCCAGAGTACTTTGACGAATTTGAAAGAATGCTTTTTCATCTTCCTTTAATTGGTTCTGCATTTAAGAAATTATATTATGATGCAAATCTAAAACGACCCGTAGCAGAATTTGTACCAATTGATCAGTTCTACGTATCTTACTATGCCAGTAACTTACGAAAAGCTGATAGATATACACATGTAATTTATCGTAGTCCAATTGATTTAGCAAAAGATATTCGTTCTGGTATATATTCCAATACGGAATTACCAAGAGCAACAACTCCAGAACCTACTGCATTTGCATCCAAGATGGATACAATATTAGGGCTAACTCCAACAGAAGATACTGATCCACAATATGTATTATTGGAGCAGCACTGTTATTTAGAAATAGATGAACCTAATGCAGAAGAGGGAATTGCACTTCCCTATATTGTAACATTAGAAGAACAATCTAAAAATATTTTATGTATTCGTAGAAATTATAAATCTGATGATCCGAATCAGGAAAAGATAACTCACTTTGTCCACTATAGATTCGTACCGGGATTTGGTTTCTACGGCTTTGGCCTAATGCATTTCTTGGGAAACTTAACTATGAGTGCAACAGCAGCAATGAGAAGTCTCATTGATGCAGGTCAATTTGCAAACCTGCCGGGAGGATTTAAGGCAAAAGGTGTTAGGATGGTTGGAGACAATGATCCTATCAGTCCCGGTGAGTTTAAAGAAGTTGAATCTACAGGCATGGACTTGGCAAAGGCTATTGTTCCTCTTCCTTACAAAGAGCCTTCCTCGACCTTGTTCCAGATGTTGGGTTTCGTAACCCAAGCAGGTCAGAAGTTTGCCGACAGTACAGAACAGATTGTATCGGAAGCATCTTCCTATGGTCCTGTAGGAACAACGATGGCACTACTGGAAGCATCCAGTAAATTCTTCTCTGCAATTCATAAACGATTGCATAAAGCTCAAAGAGATGAATTTAGGATCTTGGCTAGAATCGACTACGATTATCTACCAAGTGAATATCCGTATGATGTGCCATTTGAAAGTCGAAGTATTTATAAATCCGACTTTGATGGAAGAGTGGATGTGATCCCCGTCAGCGATCCAAATATTCCATCCAATGCTCACCGTCTTATGATTGCACAAATGGCTATGCAAATGGCACAGCAATCCCCTCCCGGCATGTTTAATCTGGAAGCATTAAGTAGAACAATTCTAAGTGCAGCCAATATGCCAAATCTGGAAGAGATCCTTCCACCCAAACAAAAGCCACAGCCACTTGATCCTGTATCAGATATTATGGCTGCAACAAAGGGAATGCCCATAGCTGCTTTTCCCGGTCAGAATCATGATGCTCATATTCAGGTTAAAATGGCATTTATTCAAGATCCTTTAAATGGAGGGAATCCAATTATGCAAAGAATTAAACCTGTACTGGAAGCAAATATTCAGGAACACATGGTTCTGAAATATCAGGAACAGATTAATGGTCTTACAAAAACAGGAATGGAAGAAGTTGGACCACAAAATACACAGATTGCAGAAGCAATAATGGCCCAAGCTGCACAACAAGTATTGAATGCAAATCAGGCTATGGGTGTAGTACAATCTCCTGAACAGCAATTAGTTGTTCTGGAACAGAAAAAGGTTGAACTTCAACAACAGAAATTACAACTTGATGCTGCTAATAATTCAGCAGAAGCTGCCTTGGATGCACAGAAATTAAAGTTAGAACAAATTAGACTTATGAAGGAAGCTGCTGCTGAAGGTCAATCTGCTCTTATGAAAAAAGAAAAAGGTGAACTTGATAGAGCAAGTAAAGAAACATTAAAGTCACTTGAACTATTAACTAAAATGTCAATAGAAGAACAAAAAACAGAAATGCAAGAAAAGAATTTAAAAGGACGAATGCTTGAAAAAGCTGCTGATATTGAAAAAGAAAAAGAAATTAAGTTAGCTGAACTAATGTCACAATCAAACAAACGAGGAGAATAAGATGCCTAAATATGGAGGAGTACATTATCCTAATGATGTCAAGGGAACTACAAATGGATACCCGACTCATGTAAAACCAGATGATCGTGGAGTTACTAGTGGATATCCAGAGCATGTTGCCAACGGTGCTCGTGGTCTATACGGTGATTGGACCAAACGATCCGTTGCAGATGGTGGAGCAGGTGTAGATCCACAAAAGGGTGTTTTAAATGAACGGCCAGATTGGTCATGGAAATACCCAAAACCAGTTAGAACATAAGGAGAATATAATTAAGTACATAAACTTTTTGGAGAAATAATACAAGAAATTTTATGAAAATAAATAATATATTTGTTATAGGTGGTGGTACTGCTGGAGCTATGACTGCTTGTGTTTTAAAAAAAACATTTCCAGACTTTGATATAAAAATATTACAAGGTAGAAATATTCCTGTTATCGGAGTTGGTGAAAGTACATTGGGTCAAATTAATTCTTTTTTATCTTTACTAGAAATAGAAGATAAAGATTTTATGAAAGAATGTGATGCTATTTATAAATTAAGTATTAGATTTGAAGATTTTTCTACATTAAATGATGGTGGGTTTCATTATCCATTTGGTGATCCATACTTTGATAATTCAGAAATAACTAATTATAACTCATGGTATTATAAAAAATTTCTATATCCAGAAACACCCACTACAGATTTTGCTGATTGTATGTATCCACAAATGGCAATGATAAATGAAAATAAAATAACTGACAGTAAAATATTATTTCCTACATGGAGTTTTAAAAAAGATGTTGCCTATCAATTTGATGCTGTTAAATTTGGTCATTGGTTAAAAGAAAAATATTTTAAAAAAATTGGTGGTGAAGTAGTAGAAGGAAATATAATTAAAGTTAATCATACTGAAGATGGTAGTATTGCATCATTACTATTAGATTCTCAAAAGGAAATTAAAGCAGATTTATATATTGATTGTACAGGATTTAAATCTTTATTATTAGGTCAAGCATTAAAAGAACCTTTTGAAAGTTATGAAAATATTTTACCTAATGATAGTGCTTGGGCAACTAAAGTACCATACAAAGATAAATATAAAGAATTAAAAGGATGGACGAATTGTAAAGCTATAGAGAATGGATGGATATGGAATATACCTTTATGGTCCAGAATAGGTACAGGATATGTTTATTCAAATAAATATATAGATGATAACGATGCATTAGAACAATTTAAAAAATATTTAGGTACAGAAGATCTTGATTTTAAAAATATTAAAATGAGAATAGGTATACATAATAATTTGTTTGTTAAAAATGTTTGTGCTATTGGATTAAGTGGAGGATTTATTGAACCTTTGGAAAGTAATGGATTACTAACTGTCCATGAATGGATAATGAATTTAGTACAAGTACTCAAAAAAAGATATGTTAATGAATTTGCTAAACAACATTATACTCTTGCTTGTAAAAATTTATTTAAAGTATTTGCCGAATTTGTTGCTCTGCATTATGCATTATCAGATAGAACAGATACTGAATATTGGAGAGATATACAAAAAAGACAATACCCAATAGAAGATAAATATGTAGAATATAAAAGTGCTTTTCAATCTGCATATGTTTGTAAAATAGAAAGAAATGAATGGCAAGATGCTGGAGGACTTCCTTGTATTGCCACAGGAATGAATTGGTATCCTACAACATTTGAAACAATTAAATATAAAAATAATAATGGAAATGAAAATTATTGGAGAAAAGAATGGAGAAATATTATTAATAAATTAAATGAAAGAAAAGAAGAATTTAAAAAATTAGCTAATAATACACAACCTTTATATCATTATTTAAAGGAAAATATTTATACTGAGACTATATCCTAATGGAAATTTGGGATGAGGTTATAAAAGATTATAATGAAGAATTAAACAAATTAAAAAGTCTTATGTCAAGTGGTAATGCTGAAAGTTATTCTCATTATCGACAACTAGTAGGACATATTCA